ATCTGGTCCAAGGCCGGAAGATCAGAGTCGGCCTTCACAAACCGAAAACGCTGCTTGTGCTTCTGTTGCAGCTTGGACCAAGACCCAGCGGCCCGGACCTGCATCTTCTCTCGCTTTTTGCGAGCCTTCTTGAACGCTGAGCTCTTCTCCCGAACCTTTTCCTTGTTCCGCCCCTTGACGTCGTGCTTTCGAGCAATCCGGCGACGGAGTTTCACCACCGGGTCAACCCGCTTCGCCTTCACCGCCCGATAAGCCTCTTCAAGAGGATCTCCATCGGCATGGGCTTCCTCGACTAGAGCGGCATCCGAGGGAACAGCCGGGGCGGACCCTTCCTTGTTTTCCTTAACAAAGCTGAAGATATCCAGCTTCCGTCCGCCGTGGACCGGATCAAAGGGGGTATTCCCGGCGATCGCGTTCATCTTGTCCAAAACGTCAAACCGGAGGCCCATCGCTTTGCAGAGTTGTTTTTCGCTCATCAGATTCCTCTTTATGATCGTAGGGCCGCCGTCGCCGAATCGGCAAACGTCACCGTCGCAATGACATCAGATCGAACCGCCCCGAGCTTCTCGGCGACCGCCCCAGCCACACCGAGCGCCTCGGCCGCCTCGGCGACCTCCTTGGATACTCGGCCGGCCAAAATCGCCTCATGACACAATTCGGCGATGTCTCGTCCGTCCTTCGACCCGAGTTCCAGCGCCTCGGCCGAGGTCTTCCCAAGGTGATCCATTGACTCCTGAAGGGATAAAACAGACGCCTCGCCGCCGGAAAGGCCAGAACTTTCAACCACTTGCCGGAAGCGGAACTGAGTTCCGCTTTCCCATTCCTCGACCATGGCGACAAACGACGGCCCGGTGATCGGAACCCCCTCATGAACCATATCAAGCAGGTCGCCCGTGAGCTCCCCAGCCTCGGCGGTGTCGCCCGAGAATATCGCCGATGCAATCTTGCGAGAGGTGTCCACGGCCTCGGTGGTAAGCGCCGCCTCCGACACCCGTTTCACGTCAACCACTTCGACATCCGAAAACCGAACCCCGTCGTCCGAATCAGTCCACTCGGCCCAATACAACCTGGGGGAGTTGGAGACCATAACGTGGTAATCCCACGTCCCTATGACCTCAGCGCCCTCGCCGAACAAAGCCAGCCCCTCGGGCGACGCGACCGCTTCGGAAATTCGATCTTCGGCCGCCTGGTGACTCGTGCTCAGAATGGATTGAAGAAAATCGCCGTCGAGAAACGTTCTCATACAACGATATTAACAGTGGGGTTAGAAATCGGTCAATTCAGGGTGGCTAGGCAGCGGCCCGGCGGACGTCTTCGAGCAGCCCGGAGATCCGCCCAAGCCTCGTCACAAGAGCCGCGTCCCTCCCAATGGTCGTCATCATCTCGTCCTTGGAGATCGCCCGGGACCCATTCCAAACCGACTCCCCCACCTGCTGGGCCGCCGAAGACGCAGCGTCAACCTTGGCCTGGTCGATCTGCTCTGATGCCCTCGCCTTCATGATGTCGACGGCCAGATCCTCAGAAAAATCATAGACGTGCATCAAAACGTGCTTCAGACCCACGTCTTCCCGCATGGTCCGGGCCACGTCCGACCGGGCCGACAAAACCTCCATGCGAGCGAGCTCAAGAATCTGGCTCGGCACGTTCATTCTCACTCGCCATGTCTCGCGATCCACCGGCCGACCGCCCCGAGTCACGGCAAGGTGGACATTACAAACCCGCTCCCACCCGGTGCAGAACTCTCTCTGCACCCGCATGTTGGCCCGAGCAAAATCAATCGACGTAGAAGAGAGCATGTTCCGACTATCTGGGGTGTCTTCCCACCCGAACCGACTTGGCGGAATGTTCACCCCGGTCGCCCACTTGTTGCGGAAGTGCCGGAGGCTCTCAACCTCTGAATAATCTGGAGATTGTAGGAGTTCGATATCAGTTGACTTTCGACCATCCTTAGATGGGATGAAGAAATCCTCATCCCCGGAGAGGACGTCACGTTTCATGTCCAGCATCCCTTGGTCGTTCGTGAGCTTCCGCCGGCGAATGCTGTTTTTGACCGTCTCAACCTCGGCCCGACCCCGCCTCATGTCCATCGACCCAATGTCCACATAAAACGCGAACTGCTGGTGCGCCCGCTCAAACTTGTAGATCAGTTGTGCATCTTCGAGCATGGCGAGCCGCTTCCACGCCGGCCGGCCGCCCTCCAACGCGGAGTACCCATAGATTGCATTGAAGTATTTCAACCTCAACCGCCAATGAGAAATCTCCCACGGGTCGAAGGCGACCACGTTGTTGTAAGCCCGGTTCGGCCGATTCTTCAGGTCGTAGTACGACGTGGAGTTCACCCCTTGGATTCCATTGGGGTCCTGAACAAACCCGACCAGGCCATCCCGAGGCGTCTCAATCCGCCGCATGGACGGCGGCGGCATGAAGTTGATCCCGATCACGCCCTGCTTCGGATCTCGGACTAGAATTTCTCCGAAAAGATTCCCGTACTTACATAGTTCTCGAACAAGAGGCCATGAGTTGTCGTCGGCCTGGCATCGCCGAAGAACCCCGTTGAGCTCGTTTTCGAGCTGCCGATCTTGCGAGTAGGCCCAAATCGCCTTGCCGTTGTCTGGGTTGGCCGTCGTCGCGTCGTCGGCGTAGATGTTCAAGCTGAACCAACCCTCGGGAAATTCGTCCATCTCCTCGTAATCCGCAAACCGCCTCAGCAAATCCTGATCAATGAAGAGGTAATCGAGCAGAGCGTGTCGGCCCCAGGGTGTAACGGTCCCCCCGTACCAGTATTTTCGGCCGATGTACGGGATATTGAGGCCCTTTTGAAAGTCGGTACCCATGGCCTTGTCTTGGCGGGCAAAAAGCGTACTTACCGCCTTGGTTACCTTGGACGAGATACCCTCAATAAGACCTGCCATTCTTAAATTCTACCGTTCCTCATAAAAGGAAGTCTACCAGCACCGACATTGACTTGCAATCTTCGCGCCCCGCCGTTGGAAATTTCCGGGGCGTTGACCCGCTCCCCCATTATCGGAGCGGAGATCTGCTCGGGCGGCCGCATCGTCAGCCGCCACACCACACCCGCAAGGGCATCGGAAACGTCCTTGCGGCCCAACTTACCATTTTGGTCTCGGTCCGGGTGGTCGATCTTCACCGTCAAACCAGTCTTACGACGAATCACCACCCGTTGGAGACCCTGGAGTTCCTCAAGAACACACTGACACGGTGTCCCAAGCCTAACCCGACCCTCGTACAAAGCCATCTTCAACGTGTCGTATTGAGTTGTCGTCCGATCAATCGAAACTATTCCGCTCTCTATCCCCCGCTCCTTGAACTGCTGCCTTGAGTCTACCGATTGGAATGAATCATACCCTACAAAATCGAACTGAAACCCGTGGCTCATAAACTGGTATATGATCCCTCTCATGTCTCCAAAGTTGATCTCGTCGCCCGGGGGTGGGAGAACTCTGAGAATCAAGTCGGTTTCTATCGACGGAGCGAACTCAAAGTATTCCTTGCCAGAATGGTCGCGCCGAGAAACGTGAACCCACTCTGCAACGTGGGCGATTGCTACCCCAGCCGCGTCGCCGGTTTGCCCCAAATCGATATGGGCAGAACGAATCGCCTGGGGATGGCGAAGAGGGAACCATCGGATCTCCGTGCCCCCGAATTTCAAGTCAACGTTCACGGCCCGAGAAATCTTGGACCAGTGGATATCCAACCCCTGGTCTGCAACGATCTCGTCGGCGTCCATCGGTTGAGGAAGATCCTTCTGCTCAGCCGCGTAGATCATCCCTGTTCTATTGATATACGGAGAAATTGATGCTGTCTCAATCCCTGCAATATCCCGAATCGCCCCCTCAAGATTTCGCTCGAAATCCTTGTGGAAGTTCATGGGGACTTCAATGACCTTCAACCCTTCGTCAATGTACCGTTCTACTTCATCATCTGTTGGGTCAAGAATGGATAAAAACCTGATATTCCCAACAGCAACCCTAAACATTTCGTCTGAGAAATCTTCGGATGGCTTAACGTCCCAACCCGAATTATGAACAAAAACACCGGCCCCAATAGCGAAATTATTCAACCCTTCAACTGTAAGATCATAAACATCGATAACTCCACCACTTCTTACACAAACGACTTTGTGGTTCTTATTTGTTTTATGACCAGCATCTCTGGCACGACGATACAAAGGCATCAGAGAATCACCATGTACCAATTCGTCTGCTCTTTTGTACTCCCCAGACTTCATCATAAAAGGATGGTTTGGTGTAGCTCGAACAATTTCACCATTGTCTAATACAACCTTCAAAACGATGTCTTTTCTAACAGTGATCCTGGGATGCGTCGCCAAACCAGGAACGATACAACCCATCTTTAAATCAAACGAGTACACCTCGAACGAATCATCAGACCCTCGATATCGCTCCTCCAGTTCCGCAATGGTAGGCATCGTACCGTCCAAAAGAGGGATAACAGTTTCTCCGCTTAAACAATATTCTCTAATGAAAACAGTTGGGTCTCCAGATTCTTTGGCTTCCTTTATCCGCTGCTCAATATAGGCGACCGGCCGCTCCTTCGAAGAAATCAGGCAAAGAACACCTGGAAGGCGTCCGACCTTTTGAAACCTGGATTGTATACGCCGTTCGATATTCGTTGAAATCGACTCGGCCCGATCCATGGCGACAAGCAATCCGTTTCTGTCAATACCTTTATCCGCCCCCATAAACGAAATCTCGTCAACCATCCCCCCGAATACGTTGCCACCGATTGACGTAGAGACAGACGACCCGCCGGTTATTAGAATGTTCTTCCGCCTGAATCTAATCTCCAACATACTCGGGACGGCTTTATACCCAAGGAATTCCTTGAAAAATGATGACAATTCCATCTTCGAAGTAAACTCTTGGATCATCCGTTTACGAACCAGATCCTTGGTAATACTTACAAGAACCAGTTCAATCTGAGTTCCTGGAGAAAGCCCATACGTGGCTTGCGGGTCTCTCAAGCAACTCATCTGATAAATCACGTATAGCAAAACATACGACGAAAGATAGCTCTTTCCCCACCCAAGGCTCCCTCCGAAAATACAAGTGGAATACCAACCTTCAAAGATGTCGATAAAGTCCTGCCTAAGTTTTGGATATAGTTTCGCCCCAGCGACCCCAAGGTAATACTCATCTGTTATGAATTCCTCTGGAGAAACCGGATCACGTTCATACGCTGCTTCGAGAATTGTCGAGTGAAGATCCGCCCCGTTCTCTCCAAGTATCGCGACAAACGCCGCCTGCTCATCTTCATCAAGGTTTTCTACCAGACCAAGTGCGAGGTCTCGACGTTCTTCGTCAGTCCGCTCGCTCCTTTGTCGGCCGTTGACCTCAATTATCGGCATCAGTTCACGTCAGTAGACTCGGGGAGTTGCAACGCTACCGCGGCCCGCATGGCCTCCAAGACCTTGTGCCGCGACTGGGGATCTTCGAGCACTCTGGCGACCCGGTCACCGTACTTCCTTCGCGCCCCGGCGACGTCCATGGATGTCTCGGCCGTATGCGCCCCCTGACCGATAATCCCGAACTTCTCCATAAAATCTACCTGGCTCTCGAGAAGCCGTCGATACTCCTCGAACTCCCGATACAGACTTTCATCTGGTTCTGCCGGATCTTCCTCCATCATCCGTAGAGCAATCCGATCCCTCTGTGATAGCGCCGCAGCGGCGATTTCTATCAGGGGGTCAAGGCTTAGCGCGGCCCGGCCGTAGAGTTTCTTCGCATACGAATGCGGTACGACCGCCTTTCGGCCGATTTCGTTCGCCCCGAGCTTCTCAAGTTGGACTGGTTGATTGTCGAACTCGACCAACTCCTTCTGCTTCGCGAGCAAGGCGTTCTGGACAACCTCAATCGACCAACCGTCCAAACGCTGCAAGGTATGCTTGACGAACCGAGCCACCTCGATCGCTGCCATCCCCTCCCGAAGCATGTCGTAGACATCTTCAGCCTGGACGAGTTCTTCAATCTCTGTAAAGACCCGAGGGTCGATCTCTTCTGCGGGATGAGTCATCGCAGCACCATACAGAAATCATAGCCGAGCCGCCCCAGGAAGTAAATTTTTGATTGTCAAGTGATGAAACCGGGTTTCACAAACGGGAGAAAAAGCGGAACTGAGTTCCGCTTCTTGGAGGGGGAAAGCTAGAAGTCAATGATCTCGGAATCGTTGGCCCAGGGGAGAGTCTTCGACAAATCCTTCTTGGCCGGGCCGGACTTGGCTGCCTTGACCTCGCCCAATGGGTATCGGTCGTTCCTGATCGCAACCGCCTCCTTGTAGGTCTTCGCCCGGCCGACCTTCGACCCATTCACCTCGATCACGAACTGCCCATCATCCATCGGTCTTTCCTCTCCCATGGCCGCCACCACGGATTCAACCAACGAAGACATCAACCTGGCACCATGATCAACCGACTCCATTGTTGACTCCGTTTCCAACGTATTAATCTCCTCCATGGCTCCATCGAGAGTATCCTCTACCGACCTGAGATCTTTCATCAGCGCCCCGATGGCAACCTTCGCGGCCGACATAGCCTTCATCGCCCCCTGAAGGTCAGAGACGAGTGTCTGAGGAACCTTGGCCATCCGAACCTCAGCCCGAATCCCGTTGACATCAGAAGCACAAGACCCGAGTTCGTACTGAACCCCCTGAAGGGCCTTGACGCCTTCGTGAACCTGAAAACTCACCTTGGCAATCTCGTTTGCAACCCTCCTACCGTCAGACGATTCCTTGAGCTTCTCGATCGGGACGCCCCCGCCGAGATCGGCCCGGGCATTGACCCGCTTCACCAACCCGCCGATGATCCCAAAAATCGCATAGACAGCGTCGCGGAAGGGGAAATACCGCGTCGTCACCAACTTCGACATCAGACCCTCAACGGTGTCCAGGTCCTCGGAGGTGATCTCCATGTCGGCCGACATCTCCTTGCCCTTGGCCTCGGCGTCCTTGACGGCCCTGGGCATCATGTTGATCAGCCGGAGAGCGTCCTGTTTGATCTCATCGGCCGACATCGCCGAAAGATCCAAAGGCTTGCGCCGGCCGCCCGGGGTTGGGGACTTCCGCGGGCTCACACCGGCCGATTTCACCGCGGCCTCGAAAACGGTGCGGAACTTAACGAATTCGCCATAGGGGCCTTTGATGTCGGCCTGGTGAGCGTGAAGGGCCTTCTCGATCTCGACGTGATCGAAGTCGGACGACTCGGCTGCCCGGAGAATATCCTTCGCGGTCTTCTCGGTCGCCCCAACGATCGAAAGGAACTTTTCAAGGTGCGGCCGAGCCTCATCAAGGGCCTTCAAGATTTCTTTGTCCATCAAATTCTCCTACGTCCCCCATTATAGCGCGGCCGACAAAGCGTCAATCTCCGCCGCGACCAAAGACAACTCCCCCTTGATCTGGTCGATCGGTATTCCATCCATATCCGAAACGCTAATCGTATCCGAAACACCATTGGGGTATATCGGGACCTCCTCCCCGGACGCTATCACCCCCTTTGGCTCTTCGAGTTCGTCCCTCCACTCGGTTAGCAGATCAATCCACGCATCAAAACGACGTCTAGCCTCTTTTTTACTGATTGCCATCGACCGCCTCTCCTTCCCCATCGATCACCACCAATGTCTTTACCTCAACCCCGGACAATCGAGCAACGGCCTCTTCACCGTAGACAATCCGCCCGACAGGCTCTTCTACGGCAATGATACTCACCCCGAACTGCTCCTCGAGCCTGGCAAGCAACTCATCCCGCTGATATCCCACGTCTACCCCGGCCGTCCCGCAGAACGAAGTACAGATCAGATCTAGCAGGTAGCCGTCGTGTCGCGCCCGGCCGCCGGAAAGTTGGTCGGCCGCCTTTAACGCAGCCTTGATCACCACACTCCACTCCTTCAGAATCCGAAAGGAAATCGTCTGCCAGTTTCCAGACTCCTGTTTCACCGCGGCCCGCTCTTCCTCGGTCGGGACCGCCGCCCCGGCCGCGACAACCTTGGTTTTCTCCTGCTTCTCCTCTTCGGTCGGAGGAGTAAACGAGCTCGGATCGTCCTTCCCCTTCACCCCACGTTTCGGAGGAGTAGACGATTCGTCAGCCGCCCCGGCCGTCTTCCCCCGTCCAATGCTACTCGGCGGCGGAGACGAGGCAGCGTCCTTGGCCTTCTTTTGCGCGGCCCGGCGGGCAAGCGCCAGTTCGTCCTTAGTGCAATTCCGGGCCAGCTCGAACCACTGGGTGGCGTTGGCTGAGGTAACTACCCCGACCAATTCCTTGCACTTCGACCAACCAAACTCCCTCAGACCGGCGACCAACCCAGGATCGTCGTTCTCTACACAAAACCACCAATGGATGTCCCGAAGATAACGGGCCTTGCGGTCCGACATCCCGAATTCCTTCAGAAAATACTCCTCTTGGGTCTCGTAGTTTTTCCCGTCCCGTCCCTTGATCTCTCGGTACGTCTTCCCCTCAAAGATCGCGTACACCACCGCCGAAATCTCGAGGTAAACCGCCTCATACTTCGTGCGGAGACGGTGCATCTCCGCATGGAGTTCCTCCGCCTTCTTCACCGTGTCCGGGGTGGATACCCGAAACGCCTCACCTCCCCCGATCGAAGCCAAATTCTCCTTGGGGGATAGGATCAAACCCCGCTTTTTTGCGGGTACGAGTCCGCTTTCGCTTTGGTTTTTGGTTTTTTGCTGCGCCATGCTCTACTCCGTTTTTCAACTCAAGAAAATGGGCCATCGCCACAACCCAGGCGTCAGCCTGGTGATCATCCTCTACATCCTCGAAAGTCCTGACGACTTCCACAACCGTATCTTTGATATTCTTCCGCTCAGCCGCTTTCCCGGAATATCCGAGAATCGCCTTCCTCGCCTCTGTCGGCCCGATGGACCTAGCCACGATTCCGCAGTCAAGATAAAGATGGACCTTCACCGTGCCACGCATTTCACCAACTTGATGCGCATACCGAGGCATACGATATGCGAAATCCTCTACCGAAACATAGCCTACGGAATACGTCTTCGCCATGAATACCACCTCGTTGGTGGTATTCAGCAGGCGTTCAAGTTTCTCGTGTTCACTCGCTGAAGACTCCAACGGATAATGTAGCGTCTTATTCGCAATCATTACCCCGTTTTTGTTCAGCACAACGATTCCGACAGTCGCCAAGGCAAGATCCAACCCCATGAAAAAGTGTGGGGCTTCATAACCCAACGCACTCACACGGATTGCCGAAGCGAATTCCACCATATGGGCAATCCGGGATGAGGGATTCACTGTTGATTTTTTGGATGCCATCTGCAATCCCCATCAATTCGTGGTATCGGATCGGGTCCCAGTCCACCTCTTTTGGTAGCACCGACCCGGAAAAACTCCGATCTTCCTGCTTCGAGTAAAGAACTAACCCACGTAGGATTTTCGCCATCCCCATGTATAGAAGCACCTGATCGACATGGTTACCCCACGGCGTCTCGCCCCAAGGCGGTTTCCCAGTCTTCACGTCGAAGATCACCTCTTCGCCGCCGATCATCAAAATCCCATCGGTACGGCCGGAGATCTTGCATTCGATTTCGTAAAGCAATGGCTCAACGTAGGAAAAGTGGCCCTCCCAACTCGGGATCATGCCGCACTTTTCGCACTTTCCAGGCATGATCACCGCAGAAGCGGGAGTAACTTTATCGACGAAGACTTCCCCGTGAGAGGGAATGGGATACTTGTCATCCTGGTCAATCCCGTGGACGTGGCCACACCTCGAACAGGCCCAGCCGCCCTTGAGGATACCCATCGGGCCGAGAATTTCATCTTGGAAAACATGATGAAAGGCGTTCCCTTTCTTCGCGGCCCAGGCTAAATCCGTTGGGATATCCCGCTCAACCTCGGCCTCATCGCGGGTATGGATCGCAAGCGCTCGCAGGCACGACCCGGCAATGGTCGAAGGAGACGTCCACATTCCTCTGCGGCACTTGAACCGCTTGACCTCGTGAAGGCTTTCCGCAATCTTGGCCTTCAATTCTCCGGCCAAACCAAGGGATCGATCGTCATCTTTGGGGTCACTCCCCTCGTCCTCACCAAGAAATGAAAACAGATCGTCTGACTCGGCCATGGTTACCTCTTCCCAAACACCCCTCGGCGGGCTGCTTCCTTTTTAAACTCTGACAAAATAACATCTACCGAAAGATCGTACACCTCGACCCCACATGAAATCGGGGGCATTTTCAACGGTTGAATCCTTTCCTCCCCGTTCCTGTGCGCCTCGGCGAGTCGCTTGATCTCCCCCAGGATTAGCGTCGTATCAAGAACCCTGAGAAAGAATGCATCCAATAGTGGCCGGACCCTACCTGTTTCGACCAGTTCACTCCAGGAGAACCGATCAATCCCAGCCGCAACGTCGAGGGAGGGAGACTTCGACCCCGATACTCTGGCCTCCTCGAAAAGAGACCGGATCAATTCGTCAACCTTCTCCCACGAAGAAGACTCTGAGTCGTTGGTGTCAACCTTCTCCCGGTCCACCAGTTTGATCCAGTTCTCCACCGTCGCCTTGTTGTAATCCATCGGATTCCTCAAATCTGAACCTAAGATACTTCCCGACATAGTCAAACGGAGAACTGCAAAAACTTATATCGAACCGGCCGTCGCTTTGTCGAACCGCCCCGGATGGCTCGCAGCACACACCAATAAATTTTTCACACAAGGAAAGTATCGGTACACCATACTGGAGTAGCATCGAAAAACAGAGTGCCCATTGGTCCATGTGGATCGAAACGTCGAGTAGATCCGAGGGAACACTGTCCGTCATCTTGTTGTCCGGCGCCTTGAGACCGAACCTGAAAAAAATCTCCCCTGGAGATCCGTCATCGTACAACCCAACAGTCAGGAAAAAGTCCCGCAGGCCGTCAATCGACGTGATGGTGAATTTATGAGTGAACGACTCCCTGGTGTCTGGGAGTCTTCGTCGGCCGCCCCGGGCCAAAATCGAAAGAAGCCACTTGATGTCATCTCGATATTGATCCGGGGCTTCGACCGCCCTCTTTGCAATGTCCAATATCTTGTCGAGTTCTTCGCCTGTGCAGTTCATGGCTGCACCAGAAAATAGACTACGTACCTTCCCCGCCGCCGCTTGGCCGATTCAGTATTGCTCAAGTCTGCCCGAATGGCCTTTCCCTCCGAAACCAGCCGTTTGAGAATCGGATGTACCCTGGCACTCGCGTCGAAGGCGTCGAAACCGAGTTTCACCCCGATCTCAGTCGGGGTCAGTTTCTCCCCACCTTCAAGAACAGAAATAACCTCTTCATACCTGTGTACTTTAGCCATATCATTCCTCCGATGATTCCCGCAACAGTCGATCAAACACCGACTTGGGAACCGCAACCCACTCTTCCTCTACCTTGACGCGCCGACGATACTTCGCCATAGAAATATTATCGAGCACGTATCCCATGAACTTCACGCACAACGCGGGGATCCGATTGAACCCCGCCTCTTCGGTGATCTTAACCAACCAAGCGGCCTTGATCCTCATGGTCGCCCCGTTGGTAGCTTTGCACTCGAACAAGATATCATGGGCGCCGGACTTGACCTTGACGTCGCCCTTGTCCTCTTTGTTTCCGCTCCCAACCGTTATCCGGCCGCCAAAAGTTCGGGCCACACTCGCCTCATGGACCTTGGAAATCCCAAACGTCGCATGGGCATAATCGAGATCCTTCCTCAGTAGGTTAGGCATGATCGGAAGACCTTTTCTCTTTGATGCCATCAAATGACCTGGTGCGTCATCCTTTTGATGATCAGTTCTTCGACGGCGAGCCGGACGTTGAAGTCCCCTTCGAGCAACGCCCTGACCTCTGCCTGGGTCTTGCAGTCCTCGGCATAGCCGAGTATCCCATACGGCCCCGCCTTTCCCTTTTTCTCGATCGCCCCGTGGTGCATGGCAAGGTCGAACAAATACTTCCCGTCGTCGAGATCTCCAGGTTGGTTTTTCTCCGTTGGCTTCGTAATCTGAGTATACTCGACATTCAATTTCCGAAGCCCGGACCTGGTAGTATTCTTCTCAACGACGATATTCATCGTCTCGGCCACGGTTTCCTTGAACTTCCCCGACTCCCCGGAATACTTCACGTCCTTAGTAACCACCGTCGGAGTACGGAATCTCAGTTCGACCTTGGTGGCAAATCCCTGACCAAGCCCATAGGGCTTCACACTCGGGTCACCGTAAGAAACACCGATCTTTTGTCTCACCTGGTTGATCCAGATCTGACTCATCCCGTGAGGTATCCCAACCCTGTTGTTCTGGTTCCTCACTTCTATGGATCCCGAAATCAGCGTTCGGATCATTTTGTTTACGAGTCGCGCCCCGAGGCCCTGTTGCTGATCCTCAGCCGAGCATTCAATTTCCTCCCGGGGGGTGAACTGAGCCAAAGAGTCGATCACGGAGAGGTCAACCCCACCGGACCAGATCATCGCCTTCACCACGTCGCTGGCCTGTTGAGCCGACGATGGAGTAATAAGCAGAACCCGGCGCGGGTCTACCCCAAGACGGGTCGCCCAGGAAGCGTCAAAGGTCTCCTCTGTGTCGATCCACAGACAGACAAACTCCTCGTAAGAGTTCTCCATAAAGTCGGCCGCCCAGGATTCACACCGCTCTTTGTACTCCTTTGCCGACTCCGAAGCCTTATCCCTCGGAGGGGGGTTAGGCAGCCTCGAAATCCCACGGGCTACACAGTCGCATGTACCCGAGGCTTCCCAACGGTCGTTTTCATCTCCACTCTCTGGGGGCACCGCGATAATCCCGCGAGCCGGCCGCAGGCATCGGCGGCAGTAGTTTTGGCACGGGCCAACCACCCGAAGGGCGGTCGTCGTTTTCCCGGCCCGGGGGTCGCCCCAAAACTCCACGGCCGCCCCGATGGGGAAATACCCGCCCAACGCAATGTCGAGCCCGAGAACCCCCGTCCTAATCCGTGGCTTTGGGATACCTCTAACGGAGGCGTTCCCGCCTACATGTCCGCTGGCCTTTTGGATCGCCGCGAACGCAGCGGCCACGTTTCCCCTCCGGACGTTCGGCATCAGTAAGAGACTCCTTCATCGGCCACCGGAGGCTTCATGCTCTTCTTGAGCCGGTCCCAAGTCCACTTGTTTACGAACTCGGCCGCCGCCTCAAAATCCTGGGGATTGCACGGGAGTTTGAGGTAGACATCAACCCGCTTAGATTGGAAATTTCCGAGATTCTTGGTCACCCCGATCCCCTGAGCAACCTCGGCCGGAACCCCGTCAGTCTCGACAAAACCGATCTCCTCATCGGTCTCTGACGACGAAACGACTTTCCCATTCTCCTCGAGCTTTTCGGTTACACGGCTGAAAACGATCTGTTTCATGGCGGTTTCCCTTCCATGAGAGTATAGGTTTTGTTTTTCGATTGTCAACACCCGTGAAACCGGGTTTCAGCGGAAGGGTGTGATTTCTGGAAGCCTCGGAACTCCGAGTTCATCCCACTTCTTTTTAATCGCGTCCTTGAGATCTTCCCTTGGCATCTCTGCTTTGAAGACCTCCTTGATCGCATCGACCTGCCGGGCCGAGAAGTATCTGATCGACCCCCATACATAGGGGGTGGTAGGAATCTTCCCCGTCTTGAGCAGCCGTCCAAACTTTCGTTTCTGGACACCAACCAACTCGGCGGTCCGGCCCATCGTAAAAAGTCGGATCTTCTTCCCATGGGTCAAGAACAATCGGCCAACTTCCTTCGGGGACGGTCCGGCCAACGCCTTGCGGGCTTCGCGATTTTTCCTCAGTAGCTCTTGCCTGTGCTCTTCATCACCCCAATATTTTTTCTTTCGCTTCTCAGCGATCTCTTCTTTGTGTTCCAGATAGTACGTTTGCTGATACTCTGGTTTTTCTTGCCGCACCATACCAATATATATATGGCATACTTTCGGAATTGTCAATTAGCAGCCGGTAAATGATGAAACCTGGTTTCCGCCTATCGGAGGGAGACCTTGTACCCCTCGTCCTTGTAGTGCCTCGCTCGGTACCTCCACCGTTTCTCGCTCATTGGTACCCCAACGTCGAGTAGGTCGATCACAACCAGCGGATTCTTGCCCTTGCACTTCTCAGCCCGCCACGGGCAAAAATGCTCGCACTCGGCCGGCGTCCTCACCCCTCCGAGCCGCTCCGGGATGCAGAACCTCCGGCCCCTTCCCTCGCTCTGCTCGACGTCGCCCATCGGGGTAGAAAGGCAAATGGTATCTATCGGTGGGATATCCAACCCCTCTTCCACCATCTGGAAAGTCGCCATGATCAACCGAGCTCGCTCGGCCTCGAAGAGCTCCTCTGGCTTGACCTCAACCTTCTTTCGCTTTCTTTCTTGCCGAATGTACATCTTCTCGGCGATGTCAAAGATATGGTCGTCAGTGAGTTCCTCAAGAACCACCTCGAACTCCTCGCCTTCAACCAGCGAAGAGAACTCGGACAAACCATCCTCGATCAGCCAAGATTGGACGATCGACGTATCAACCGCAACGATATGGCCCTTCCCCTCCACGGTCTCTGCGGTCCACGGGTCAACCCAGGACGTTTTCTCTATGCAGCCCAAACCACCGGCCCGACGAGAAACCGACGAGTAGACAACGGATATGGCTTTCTTTCGGCCTTCCTCGTTCATGTCCCAGTGCCCCGGCTTAAGTACCGGGAAATCCCCCGGGCTGAACCACTCCCCGGTATAGTGACCCACCGTCAGCCCCTTCGGGCAGTACCTCGACCGAAGGATTGTCTCCTCTATTGCCTCAAGGTGTTCGAGCCGGTGAGACAGAACCATGACCTTCCGGCCGCCCGGGACGTTCAACGCCGCTAAGACCTCCTGAACCGTCTTCCGTGTACGATCCTTGATCCTCACGAGCTGATTGATCACCGTCGGAGACTTCACATTCTCATCACGAATGAAGTCAGGGACCCAGCCGGTATAGCGAGACACTCTAACCCCAGCCGTTTCCATCTTGGTCTTCGCGGTATAGGTCACCGGCCCGATGTGGTCGAAAAACACCCGGTCCGCGCCGTCCTTTCTCCGAGGTGTCGCCGACAAGCCGAGCCGACAAGCCGCGGAGAATCGCATCGGAAGTTTTTGCCACACTTCACTTCCGATATGATGTACTTCATCAGCTATTAGTATGCCGAAATGGCGGTATATCTCAACCGGATACCGCTCTCCGTCCATATCGTCGCGGGAGAGCGAATGAACCATCCCTATTACAACGTCTTTGCCGAGATAGTCACATGTGTCCTCTTGAATAATCCCTACCCTCGCCCCAGGGAGGAACTTTTCAACCCGCTCCTTCCATTGCCTCATCAAGAATTCTTTATGAACAAGGACCAATGCCGTCGTTCCTAGCCGATGGATAATATCAATCGCAATATTCGACTTTCCGGCGCCAGGCTTCGCGAGAAGTATCCCGCCCGACAACCGTAACGCCTCAACCATGGGAATGTCAGCATCTTCCCCGCGGCCCATCGCCCTGAAGGCCGCAGAAGCACGCTGGAACCGATCAACAAAGAAGTCGATGATCGTCGCCTGTTCAGCGTAGACCCCTTCGTGCTTCATGATCGACGTCGTGGTGGTGATCGGATGACCGAAACTCAGTTTCATAGAATACTTGTGATCGGACTTCGAGGTATCGGCCCAGAACCGTCGAGGAACCCCAATGTGATACTCAGTCTCGTCGTAGAGCTTAACGATCGGAGACGGCTCAGCCCCCTTGAAATCCTTGTAAACCCTACGCTTGAACGTGAGTTTTCGACGAAGATCCTCAACAACGGCCCGGCCGGCCTGATCCTTCCGAATCCAAACCAACCCTCCGACGGTGATATTCATGGCGTCTCCTGTCCTGATAACGTTGTAGCGGTTTGATGATTGTCAACGATTAGCGATAAAATTGATTAAAATGGTATTTCGTCGTCGGTAAATTCAGACTGGAAATCACTCCCTCCACCATCGGAACCACTGTCGTCATCAGAGCTGCTGTCGCCCTTGCCACCGCCGGACCCCACGGAAGCCCCCCGAGGATTGTTCTTGGGATCGAGATACTCCTCAAAGTCGATCGGGGAAAGAGGGTTCCAACGGTAATGAACGTCGAGCGTCCTCTTTTTCTCCGGGTCGGAGATGTTCCTATTTACCGCCTGAAGGTACTCCTTAATCTTCGGGTCCAGGTACTTCCGCACTTCCGGGATAAGGTGCTCCTCGATCAGCTTAGGGGTCAGAACGTCGGCGTTTCGGATTACATCCGGGGCCAGTTTCTCGATCACGGCAAACTGGTCACCACAGACATCGCTCATATCTCCGAGCCGCTTGCAGTCGATAACCAACCCGGCGGTATGGCCGCCGTTAACCTTGGCCGCGTAGTCTCGAAGCCGCTGGAGCGAAGCGGGCTTTTCCTTGCTCCCCCACTTTGCGACAAAAATTTCCCTACCAAAACAATATGTGATACCCTTCTGAGACGTGTAGGGGGTCATCAAGATCACCGTGAAGAACCCACCGAAATAGCACTTCTTGTGGTTTTCATCAACACAGTCCGGGCACCCCTCCTTTGCCCGAACAATTCTTTGCCTGAACAAACAAGTGGAGTAAGACTGATCCCTCCCCCTACCCCAGTTGTGTTCCCACGTCTTCGCTGGATCGTCGAGAAAGAGGAAGGTCCGCTCCGCGCCCGGGGGCATCCATACCCGACGTATGTCATTCCCTCCGTAGCCTGACCCTCCGCCGCTCGCGTTCGGAGAATTCTTAACCTCTTCATCAATTCCGCCAAAACCCTTAGAAAACATTCCCATCTTCGTCTCTCCTATGTCCTCTCGGACATCTATTAGACAATCAAAAATCTAACACAATCGACGACTTTGTCAAACGGAAACTGTTGGATTTCCAAGAAGTTTTCTCAATTCGTCGGGCCGCTCTTGAACCATCCTCGCCGGGTCAAACCCGTCTGGAAGATCAACCACCGAAGACAAGATCCGGCCCGAGATCGCCCGGACGATCCCGGCCGCCATCTTCCGGCCCGCCTCGTCGCCGTCTCTGACAATCACCACCCTCCCCCACCAGGCAATCATCTTCTCGACATGTACCGAAGTCGCCGCCCCCTTCAAAACTACGTTCGACCCCAACGTCGAAACCGCCGGCCGATACCCCGCCTGCCACAACATCGGGGCGTCGATATTCCCCTCTACCACATAGACGGTGTCGCCCCGATCAATCTTTCTTCTGTGTTCCCCGTAAAGGAAGAGATTCCGCTTAAACCCGTAGGAATGGAGGTACTTCGGTGGCCAGCGTTGGCCGCACTTCGAGCAAAGTGTCCGCGTCTTCTTTGGCGCCCCGCCACATGCCGGACACGGCTCGGCCCCGTCGACCAAGGATGTCTTGCAAACAGAACACCTATATTCACCTACC